GGATCTAGCAGCACCGGTGGCGGTGGTGGTGGCGGTGGTGCTACTAACTCAGGCCAAGGTTATGGTGGTGGTGGTGTCGGCGTATTAGGAGCAGGTTCTAACGGAACTGGCGGTGCATTAAACGCAATAGGAACTGGTGGTTCGGGTGGTGCTAACGGCACAAGACCTGCGGGCGGTGCATACGGCGGCGGCGGTGGAGCATGTGATGACGACACAAGCAGTGCTGGTGGTGCTGGTGGTCAAGGTGCTGTTAGAATTATCTGGGGCGCCGGTCGTTCTTATCCATCAACTAATGTAGGAGATGTATAATAATGAGTCGAGGTAGTATTATAGGTTCGAACAACAGTCCTAATATTAGCACAGCAAAAGGAATTTGGGATTTAAATGAGCAGCGTAATGCAAAAGCTGCGAATAATTGGCCGTTTGGAACCAGAGCAGAAATATTAACTACGGTAAGCAGTACTACAGACTCAGCTAGTTATACTTTCAATAACATATCTCTTGGTACGCCTAGCCCGAGTAGAAGAATATTCTTTCACACTCCTACAGATTATTTACCAACAGGTAATTTAAATTTTTCTTCTACTTGGACTACGCCTCAAGGAACATATAATTCAACCTTAACACCTGGTGTTGGCCTTGGTCAAGGATTTGCAATAACTCCTGATTTTAGTGTTTACATAGGAAGATATTTTTCTTTCTTATCTGATATTATACCAACAGCTCTTACCGGTAATCTTAGCGTAACAGTAAGTACAGACGGTGCTACTGCTACTGGATTAGCACCAACTATTTTTGCGCTTCATAACATTAATAATTTAACAGCAACAACAATATTAACTGGTATTGGACCACACACATTAACAGATTTTGTTCCTGGTTCAATATCCATAGTGTTTCAAACTGTTTATGATGCGGAAGCCGTTCCGACAATCACAGGTTCTCCGCTACCAGCAACATTTTTAAACAATAATACTAGAACAGTAGACGCATCAACCATGAAATCAGTTATCTACGTTATACAAAATGATACTTCTAGTACAGTATCGCAAACGATATCTTCTACTTCAACAACGCAAGCTTTAAGACTATACAGATTTAGGTAAAGGTAAATCATGACACTTTATACAAAAAACGGATCATATCCAAATAATCTTCCATTTCGCATTAAACTATCTAATGGTTTAACTCGTACAGATCCAACAAGTTTTACGCCTGAAGAGATTGCTGACGCTGGATATATTGTGGTTGAAGATCCGCCGGCATCTATTCCAGATACACAAATTCTTGAATGGTCAGGCACTGCTTGGAATGTAAGAGACAAGACTGAACAGGAACTTACTAACGAACTGCAACGCAAGTGGTATGAGGTAAGAGGGCAGCGAGATTATATGCTTTCGCAGCTTGATTGGAGATTTCATCGTTATCAATCGCAAACAAGACTTAATATTACACCAACCGATAATATCGAAAATCTTGATACATACGCACAAGCATTAAGAGATATTACGTTACAGACTGATCCATATAATATTGTTTGGCCAGAACTCGTATCCTAATAGTAAATAAAAATAACTAAAATGCCGATCATATAAATATTTAAAAATACACTATAAAGGTAAGCAATGTCAGTTCCAGCAAATAGAGATCAGCATAAAGATTGGTGTTTACGCCAACTAGGGCATCCTGTTATCAATATCAACGTGGATGATGACCAGGTAGACGATTGTGTAGATGCTTCGCTTCAATACTTTCAGGATTTTCACTTTGATGGAGTCGAGCGTTGGTATCTAAAGCATCAACTTACTTCCGAAGATATTAGTAATGGATATATTCCAATTACGGACAATATCATCGGTGTAACTAGAATATTTCCAATCTCAACAACAAATGCATCAGTCAACATGTTTGACTTGCGTTATCAATTGCGTCTCCATGAATTGTACGATTTTACTAGCACATCATATGTAAATTACGTTTTGACCATGCAGCATATTAGAACACTGGATATGATGTTTTCTGGTGAACAACCAATTCGATTCAATCGTCACTCAAACAAACTTTACCTTGATATGAACTGGGCTATGAATCAAGCAGGTGAGTGGCTAATTATTGAAGGATTTATCATAATTAATCCAGCCACATATACCGATGTTTGGAATGATCGTATGCTTAAGCGTCTGACAACAGCTTACATCAAGCGCGTTTGGGGTAATAATATGAAGAAGTTTGGCGGAATGCAACTTCCTGGTGGTATCACTATGAATGGTCAACAAGTCTATGATGAAGCAACAGCAGAAATTACTGAAGTTGAACAATTGATCCGAGATACATACGAAGAACCGCCACAGTTTATAATGGGGTAATCAATGGCAACCTCAGTATACTTTAACAATTACTCTCCATCCGTTATCAACGAGAATATGCTCCTTGAGGATTTGATTGTAGAATCAATCCAAATCATGGGGCACGATATCAAATATCTTCCTCGTGAAGTATACGATCAGGCCGACGATGTTCTCGGTGAAAGCGTTAACTCCAAGTTTACTCGCGCATACAGCATGGAAATGTATTTGGCCAACGTTGAAGGTTATGAAGGCGATGGCGACTTCTTTTCTAAGTTTGGATTAGAAATTCGAGATACTTCCAACTTTGTTGTGTCTCGCAGAACATTTGAAAGATATATGCCTACTAATGTGGCTTCAAGACCACGTGAAGGCGATCTACTATTTGTTCCAGTTCTTAACAAGATTTTTGAAATAAAATTCGTTGAAGAAGAACTTATGTTTTTCTCACTCGGTAAAAGAAACGCTTATATTTACGAATTACGCTGTGAAGTATTCCGCTTTAGCAACGAAGATTTTGAAACTGGTGATGAGAAGATTGATGATCTTGAACATGCAGCAGCCTATACTGTATCACTTTCACTTGGCACAGGAACAGGAAACTATCATAAGAATGAAATTGTATATCAGGGCGCAAATCTTGCTTATGCTACCGCATCGGCCGAAGCTAAACACTGGATTCCAGAAACTAAGGTAATTGAAGTTATTAATGTTAAAGGTGAGTTTACAGCAAATGCTAACGTCATAGGCTCTCAATCAAATACAATATACAGATTAAGCAACTCTGATACTCTAGCAGATTTGGTAGACTATGATGATTCCGATAACCGTGTCATTCAAACTGAGGCCGATACGTTTATTGACTTGTCTGAAATCAATCCATTTGGAGTACCGTAATGTTAAGTAATGCTTATTTCTATCATCAGCTAACACGAAAGTACGTTATTCTTTTTGGTAATATGTTCAACAACATTACTATCAAAAGAGTGAACAAAAATAGTGGAGTTGAGATAGAAAGATTTAAGGTTCCTATTGTTTATGCTCCAAAAGAGAAGTATTATGCTCGTCTAAGAGCGGATCCTGATTTGGAAAGACCAGTTCAGGTTATTCTGCCTCGTATGTCTTTTGAGTTAACTAACTTTGCATATGATGCATCAAGAAAGCAAAACTCTCTATTAAGATCGGGTGTTGCTGCCAACACTTCTACAAGAGGCGCTACACAGTATATGGGTGTGCCATATGACTTGTCTTTTGACTTGCAAATCTATGCAAGAAACGTAGACGATGGAACGCATATCATAGAGCAAATTATACCATACTTTAATCCTGATTATACTGTTACAGTTGAAACTATTCCAGCATTAGGATTTAAGAAAGACGTTCCTATTATTCTGAATAGTGTTTCAAACGTAATCGAACACGAAGGAAACTTTGATGCTGTTCGTTATGTTTCATGGACTCTAAACTTTACCATGAAAGCCAATTACTATGGCCCGGTTCAGTTGCCTAAGATTATTCGTAAGGTATTTGCCAATATCTACAGCGATGAAAGTTTGAAGGCTGGTAATATTATTAGGCTTAATGTAACAGAACCTGCTGGAAACGGCAACTTTAAGATTGATGATGTTGTCTATCAAGGTTCAAATTACAATACAGCAAATGCCTATGGATATGTTTTAGAATGGGATAGAAGCAACTTAAAACTGATATTAGGTGGCGCTCAAGGACAATTTATTGTAAATAATACAATTAGAGGCGTCTCAACAAATGCTGTTAGTACCATAAGCAGTTTCGAAGTAGCGCCTCTCAAGTTGGTAGAAATCAAGATTGAACCAGATCCAATTGATGCTGAGCCAACAGATGATTTTGGATATGCAACAACAATTACAGAATGGCCAAATATAGATGAATAAAAGAAATGATGTATTAAGTGATGCGCTTGGTATTGAAAACGCAGT